GGCATGAAAAACCCGCCTGCGACAAAACAGACGGGCGGAAAAAGAACTCACTCGTAATCGTCTGAATCATAATCCCAATAATCCGAATCATCATCGCTATCAGAATACGAACTATCGGAATCATCATCGTTATCAGACGAATACGAGCTATCCGAGCCATTCCTATCGGACGAGTTTGAGGAATCAAAACTATACGCAGCAGCCACGCCTACGAACAGAAGCGCCGAAACCACAATGCCGACAATCGCCGCGATCAACGCCTTCCACGAACGCGACGAAGTGCGATTATCCACAAACTCCCTCATATGCGACTCAGCACCATCGCCATACTTCTCCCGCAATCCATCAACGGACAAACGTTGAGGATCACCAGCTTCAAAACGCTCAATCTCATACAACCTATCCAACGGGATAAGCCCCGAACGCCTGATGCCATTCCTCACCGAAAACTGAATCACCCAAGCCAACAACGCCAATCCAGCGATACCAGCGGCCACGCAAGCCAATCCGATCAGAAAAACCATGATGTCCTCCTTGCTCTCCTGCAATATGTCTCACCAAGGATTATCCCCCCAATCGACGGCTGATAAATCATGGGCGTTTTGCAAACAAGCCATCCTTGAGAATCTGCCTGTAATCCGCGAGAACCTGCATGGTCACGTCCAGCTCCGCCGCCATATGCCAGGTGTCGCCATCCCACATCCGTTCGGCCATGGCGAACTCGGACGGGCTTATCAGCATCAAAGCCGTCTCGCGTCGCGCCCTACGCTCGCACTTCACGCCGAACCGCGTGCCGCAGCCAAGATCACGATACTTCGCGTGCACAAGCTCATGGCATAGGGTGCAGAGCCTCTGCCGGTCGTTCAACCAGTCGGCAAGCCAGATCCTCCGCAGCTGGTCGCAATACAATCCGCAGGTAGTGCCTGGAATATCGGATTCCAAAACCTTCAACCCCATGGCTTCGGCCTGACGTTCCAAAACGTCGATGGTGATTCGTGACATTGTTCCCTTCGTATTATTAGGCGGCGGCATCATGAGCGGATGCCGCCGCCATATTCATTGCTGTCGTCAGTCTTCCGGTGTTTCGGCTTCGAGTCTCGCGTTCGGATCGTCGTTCGCGGCCATGTCGAACTCGTCACGGTAGATGATCGGACTGTTCACCCAGTCGGCGTCCGCGTTTTCCTTGAGACGGCGTGCGAGTTCCTGAAGCAACTCGTCATCCGAAGCGTCACGCAGCCTTGCGACTGTCCTTCCGTTAGCCATCTCGTCGGCCCTTATATATCCGAACTCAACCAGAGCCTCTACGGGATTTTCGCCATATGCTCTAGCGATGATGATTACCGACTCGGCGCTGAACTCGCATCCTTTGTTGTATTGACGCCAGAGTGTTGAGACGCTGAGTCCGGTCTTGTTGCTGATTTCATTGATCGCCGCATCGTGCGTTAGCTGTGCGAAATATGTTTTCTTATCCATGTATTTCATTATGAAATAAAAAGTCTTTCATGTCAACACGCCGAAAAGGTGTTTCGACTTGAAAAATCTCTTTTCACTGTGGTATATTACTTTTCAGGTTGAAAAACAAAATGCTTCACAATGAAAGGAACAGTGCTTATGGCTGAATACAAAATGCAGTTCCGAGACGGCTTCCTAGACCGAACCAAACAAATGAGCGGACTCAAAACAGACGAAGCCTTCGCCGGAGCAATAGGAGTCAGCGAAAGCGTCCTAGCCAGAGCCAAAAAAACAAACGAATGCACACCACTCATGCTCATAGGACTCTACAAAGCATTCGGCTTCCAACCTGGAGAAATCGCCCAAATCAAACAAACCGCCTAACCACACCACACACGCCAAGGAATTAAGGAGCAATGCATGGCATCGCAATACAGCAGCCCATTCGACATCGGCTCACATGAAAGCATCGACTCGCATCTGGACATCATCGCAAACATGCTGGTCTCATGGGACAACCGATTGTGCGAGCTTGGAAGACGCTGGAAAAGCGCCGCCGCCATAGCGATGGGAACGGCGCTTGTGATTCAGCTGATTCGATCGTTCAGTTCACGCTGATTCTCGTTGAGAATCGCGACGGCTTCAGCCAGATGCTTCACAGACCTCTTCAAATAGTTCATGTAGAAGCTTTGGCTGGAACTGCCGAGAGCCGAGTTGATGTCGGAAATCGCTTGGCTTATCTCCTGTCCGGCGTCTTTCAATATTTCACCTCCTTTCATGCTCGGATTGAACATCACAAGCATATGCGGAGCAATCAAAAATCCAAGGAAACCACAATGAACAACGAAATCCAACGATTCGAGTTCAAAGGCGCATCATTACGCGCCCTGACCAACAAGGCGGGGGAGCCTTGGTTCGTACTCAAGGATTGCATGAGCATCCTTGACCTCGGTAATCCAACCGAGACTGTCAAAATGTTTGATGATGACGAGTTCAGTACTACTGAAGTCATCGATTCGATTGGCCGTCGGCAGCAGGCGTACATCATCAGTGAGCCTGGCCTGTATCGTCTGGTCATGCGCTCGCGGAAGCCGGAAGCGAAGGAGTTCCAACGTTGGGTGACGCATGAGGTACTGCCGCAGATTCGCAAGACTGGCGGCTACATTCCCACCACGGACGTGGATGATGACATGACCATCCTCGCGAAGGCCGTGATGATCGGCCAACGCACCATGGAGGAACAGAAGCGTCGCATTGCCACGCAGGAATCACACATCAAAGAACTGGAACCCAAGGCACGGTTCGCGGACGCGGTGGCCGCGTCGGACGGTACGTGCCTGATCGGAGAACTGGCGAAGATGCTACGCCAGAACGGATTGGACATCGGCCAGAACCGACTGTTCAAGATTCTCCGAGAAGACGGCTACTTGTGCAAATCCCCCTTGATTTGGAACATGCCAACGCAGAAGGCCATGGAACTCGGCCTGTTCCAAATCAAGGAGACGGCCATCACCCACTCGGACGGCCACGTGACCATCAACCGCACGGCGAAAGCAACCGGCAAAGGCCAAATATACTTCATCGACCGCTACTGCCCGCCCGACGACTAACCGGAACCAAAGGACACATTATGAACCCGACACTCAACCCTCCAAAACCACCATACGAGGAGCCAATCGACAACACAGGACGATACAAGCTCCTCATCAACGAAAACAAAGGCGCAACCCTCGTGGAAACCAACGGAACCGAAACAACCACACTCGCACACATCAGCGAAGGCCGGTTGGAAGACCTCTCACACAGACTCTCGGAACGTCTAGGACAAACACGATAGGAGACGAATCTTGACAGACAGGCAAATCGTCGTAGAAGAAGAAATCCTCAACAAGGAGGAAGCCGCAAAATTCCTCAAAATCGGAATCGACAATTTCACCAAACTCTACGGGGTATGCGCCAACCGTCAAGGCGGCAAAACAGTCACCTACAAGAAATCCGCGCTACTCACCCGATACGACGAACTCTGCAACTTATAAAACAAACCCCACCCGCAACCATCCAAGGAAGCATCCAATGACCACGCATCCACTACCAAAACCAGTGAAACCCAACGTCAAACACCAGCACGAACAGTACGGCACGCTCACAGCCGTCGCCACCATCTGCATAACAGGCACGCTCCTGTTCAGCTGGTCGGTACCGCAACACAGCTGGCAGGCCGTCATCTGCGCGCTGCTCATGCTCGCAAGCGTCCTCTACCTAGGCGTCATCGACGCACGCCATTACACCCTCGACCACGAGGACATGGAATAAAAGACTTCCCACCAGCCGACAGTCCAACAAAACAAACCAAATTAGGGACGTTTTTCGCGGACATCCACGTTCACCATTGTCGGCTGGCGGGGAACACATATAACTGAATATCGATTATTATCCACGCGCCGACCACATCTTGCTTCACATACACTGTCGGCGCACTCGGTTGGGCGATGGTTCGCCCGTCCACGGATTCCAATCCTCTTCTCCTTTCTAAATATAGGCAGGCACTCCGGTGCCTGCGGGTCCTTTCTTACTATGCCTGGCTGCTTCAATCACAGTCGGCCGCGCCACCGATCGCGAACACGTTCAGGTCGTTGTTCCAACGGTCAAAGGGGCGTTAGGAATCCACGGACGGCACTGGTTCGACTCCAATGCCAGCCACTCAGCCCCATCCACTCGTCATGGTGTGGCACGCAACTTGCAACAAGCAAAGGAAAACCAATGAGCGACAACCTCAACCACATCAACGCACGCATCGGAGGTGAAGCATGAGCACGATACGCTACATCAGCCTGTTCAACGGAATCGAAGCCGCCACCGTCGCATGGCACCAGCTCGGGTGGAAGCCAATCGCATACGCGGAAATCGAGCCATTCCCCAAAGCCGTGCTCAGACAACACTATCCGGAAGTACCAGATTTAGGAGATATGACCAAAGTTGACTGGAAACAATACCACCATGCGGCAGATGTCGTTGTGGGAGGAAGCCCCTGCCAGGCATTCAGTATCGCCGGACTCCGGAAGGCTCTGGACGATCCACGCGGCCAGCTCATGCTCGAATATCTCCGAGCTTGCGCAGAAATTGATCCGGAATGGATCGTCTGGGAGAACGTGCCCGGAGTACTGTCGGCTGAACACGGACGGGCTTTCCAGTCGCTCCTTGAAGCCGTGGCCGAACTCTGGCCTGATGGGGGGGGCGGCATGGAGAGTGTTGGACGCTCAGTTCTTCGGTGTGGCCCAACGACGCGAGCGTGTGTTCCTTGTCGTCAACACTCGAGACTGGCGACGTGCCGCCCCGGTTCTTTTTGAGCGCGAAAGCCTGTGCTGGGATCATCAGTCGAGCCGAGAGAAGAGGAAAAGCCTTGCCGGAGGAACTGCTGGCGGCGTTGGAAACGCAGATTCAGGCATTGGAAACTTGACCCACGGTGAGAACCAGTCTCGGAGAGTGTACTCGTCCGACGGAATCGCCCCGACATTGCAGGCTCGTGAGAACGGTGGGCAGGATCAGTCGGCTGTCATGTTGGACTTCCATCAGCAGGATGGAAGGTTCAGGGTCAGTGAACACCCAGACCTGTCAAACACTCTCACCTCTCACATGGGAACCGGTGGAGACAATGTCCCACTTGTGAAAGCGTTCAAATGGAATCAAGGGGAACGCTCGCGCAGCCTGGCGATCGGCGATGTGAGTCCGACATTGAGCACTGACCATAATCCAGCCGTCTACGAGGTGGCGGGAAACATCATCGGTCGCGGACCAATGAACGGCGGACACCAGCTTGGTGTTGCCGACCCGGACGAAAACAGCGCTTTCACATTGACTTCCACTGACAGACATGCGGTGGCTGAAATCGAGAGAGAGGGAGACGTGATGTGCAGTGCGGACAGTCAATCGAACGCGGCACGGTGCTTTAATCTTGCGCCGACACTGATGGCACATGCTGGGAAAGACGCCCCATTCATCTATCCGACAGTCGATGGGAGAGACTAATGGCCCTTACCTTCAAGATACGCGGCGGCGGAACGGGGGGGGGTAAGGGATTCCTGGGGCAGGAAGAGCTTTCCGCCACACTCAGCACGCACAACGACCAATTTCTACATACGGAGAATTCACACATGAATGGGTTAACCATCAGAAGACTAACCCCGTTGGAATGCGAACGGCTCCAGGGATTCCCGGACGGGTGGACTGACATTCCATGGCGCGGCAGGGAGCACGCGCCGGACGGGCCACGATACAAGGCGTTGGGGAACAGCATGGCAGTTCCGGTCATGCGTTGGATAGGCGAGGGGATTCAACTCGTGGAGGACAACAAGGAGCTTTTCGAGAAGGACGCGCAATGAGTGACATGAACATCAACGAATGGCCTGACCGGGAGATCAACGAACTCTTGGACGAACAGCCCGCAGGATGTCACTTCCACCAAATCGTGTTCAACGACGCGGGCGAAGTGATGAACCTCAAACCAGTCAAGGCATGACACCAATTCTTCCCATGCGCTTAGTGCGATTGGCGTATGGGACTTCGGGTGGAACGGCACGACAGGAACCGTCCACCGGCATCGTACGGGCTTTTTGAAGCCCCTTTCCCGTACGACAGCCGGAGGCTTGGGATAACAGGCACGGTACCGACCGGTGGGTTCGACTCCCACACCACCCACGCAAACCATCAACAGATCGGAGAACACCATGGAAGACAACAGTCCAGAACGTCTTGACAAGAGCCTCACACGCTTGGAAATGGCACACCAGCTAAGCGAAACGGCACAACTCATACTCGCCGACGTGAACAAGCTCGTCGCATACCTCGCCAGCGTTGACGCCAACGGCGATGGCATAGTCGATGAAGCGGTGAACCTCACATTGGAACGCGCCGGCAAGATCAGAAAACACGCGACCGCTATCAGGTATGGAATCTCAAACGCGCTTGAGAACGCCGACGCACACGAAAGCAGCGAAGAACGCAAACGGAGATTCGTAGACAACCTCCTCAACGGTTTGGGCGGTGAGTGAACGTGGACGGGCGGACGATCCGACAAGCCATATTGGACACGCGGTTCAGAGGCTACGACGTCGGCCAAGTGGACGAACTGTTGGAGAAAATCGCGCACGCCATGGACGTGCTCGACGCGGCGAACCGTGAGCTATGGCGGAAAAACAAACAACTGGAACACCAGTTGGCAAGACCGGAGCATCCAACCAATGAGTGAACTCGCCACACGAACGAACTGGCGGCAGTCCATCACCGGCCACAAGTCCAACAGTGGTGGACGAACAGGCCGGAAACAAGCCGAAAAACCCACATTGACCGAACAGGGAATCGACGTGGACGAGTTCATCCGCGAAAACCACGCCCGCATACAGCGGCTACGCGAAACCACGCCACGCAACCGCAAACCCGAACCCACATACCGGAAAGTCTACGAAACATGGCTGGAACAATCCAAAACAGGCCATCCATCAGAACGCAGCATAGCGAAAGCGTTGGGAAAAAGCGTCTCCACCATCCACCATCACATTACGAACCTTGTACGTGACGGATACCTCATCAAAGACACGATCCGCGAACGGGAATACGTGCTGACCGGCAAACCATTCAACCCATCGGACATGGAGAAAGCGAAGCAATCACCGGACACGCTGGCCAGAATCCGTGAGGAAACAGTCAGACTCCAAAACGAGGGCGTCGCATTCGACCCGGCTGAATACGCGCGGATCATCAGCTGTCGTGTCGGCAAATCCGCGAAAACGGTACGCAACAATTTCGCCACGCTCCGCAGGGAAGGCGTACTGCCACCGGCTGAAAACCCGTTCGCCAGCCAACGGAAACCAAAACCAACACCAGAACCGAAACAAGCCGCCAACAAGGAGGAACCAATGAGCCAGACCACCACATCGAAAATCACAGCGGACGACATCCCCGAAACGAAACTCACCCCGCGCGACATCACCGTCACGGAGGCAGTACCGGAAAAAGAGTGCGAGAGCCCACGCGCCATCATCGCGAACGCGCTTGTCGGCATCTACGACTCCATCTCCGCACTGCAACGCGCCGCATACCAAGCCAACGACAAAGTCGTCTACGGATTCGCCACAAAACTCATGAACGGCGAACTTATGGACATCAAGGCTAACTACAGCAAGGACGTGGCGAAATGAGACTCAATTTCAACAGCAAGGATGGCGTTTTCGCCGTCAAAGCCGAAAACGAAGAGGAAAAAACCGCGCTCAAAACGTCGGCACCCGCCATCTGCAATCTCATCATCGATTTTTTTAACGGTGAAGTCCAGGAAATGAAGGTGGCGAAGGAATGAAGCGCATCCCACTCAAGGACACGGCGAACTCATGGATCTGAAAGCCAACTACAGCAAGGAAAACAAGTAATGGACAAGAAAACCCTCAACGACATCACCGAAAAATACGACAACACCAGTCCAGACCAACTCCGCGCCGACCTCGCCGTATTGACCGCGATCAACAAACGCAGCGGTGAAATCCTCAAAATCATCAAAACCGCATGGGAACACGACCACGATGGTGGAGACAAGGAAACCGTCAACATCGCAGGCGTCGAAGCCGGAGAAATCAGCCTCGGCAAAGGCGGCAACGGCAAATACACGGTAACCGACGAACGCGCATACGGCGCATTATTGCACGACAACGATTTCATGATTCCAGGCGGACAGCCCGCAGCCGAACAAGTCTGGATGCCAAGACGTGAAGCAATGGACGCGAAATACCTCGAAGACATGATCCGCGACCACGGCGGCGAGCTGCCGGACGGCGTGGAATGGAAGCCGGGAAGGCCGGGCGTGGTCACGTTCCGCAGCACGCGTGGCTTCGTGGACAAACTGTTCAGCGCGGAACTCGCCCCAACCGTCATGCGCCTACTGCTCACTGACGGATCGGAAAACAACACCGGGAAGGAAACCAAGGAATGAGCAACGAACTCACCATCCAAGACAATCAGGACGTGTTCACGCAACGGCAACTGGCGGCGTTGGCTCAGATCGGCGTACAGGGAGCCACACCAGCCGACCTTGCCGTGTTCCTCCACCAATGCCAGCGCACCGGCCTTGACCCGTTCAACCGCCAGATCTACATGATAAACCGCCGTCAAAAAGACCAGAACGGCAATTATATGCTGAAGCAGACCATCCAAGTCGGCATCGATGGTTTCCGTACCATCGCGCGTCGCGCGGCGGACCGTAACCACGAACTGTTCAGCGAGCCGGAAACCCTCTGGTGCGGCGAGGATGGAGTCTGGCATGACGTGTGGATTGCGCCGACCCCTCCGGTCGCAGCGAAGGTCACAGTCCGCCGTGGCGAAGGCGAGTTCACCGGCGTGGCCCTCTACCGCGAATACGTCGGAACCCGGTTCGACAAGTCAACTCAACGTTATGTGCCGAACAGCATGTGGGCTTCTAAACCAGCCACGATGATCGCGAAATGCGCGGAAGCGTTGGCATTACGCAAGGCATTCCCACAGGATTTGAGCGGCCTGTACACGGCCGACGAAACCGACATGGACGCCGTGCAGGCCGAGATCGTGGAAGAGGAAACCGCAGTCAGAAAAAGCTATGGCAGTCGCGCTAGACAGCGGAATCACGACGAACAGACCGAGCAGCAGCCGCAGTCTTGCACGCCTGAACAGGCTGACGCCATCTTCACCATGCTGCGTGATTGCGGTGTCGCGTCGAACGAGGAAGCCGAGCAAGTGCTGCACCGGCTGACCGGCAAGCATGGATTGACACCACGACAGGTCAGCCGACAGGACGCAGACAATCTGCTCGTCGCAGCCCATGATTTCGTTAAACGGAAAATCATGCAGGCATTGCAGGAAATCCGCAAACCACAGCAGGAACAGGTGCCGGAAGTCGTTGACACGACCACCACCGAACAGGAAAACACTGATAGCAAGGAGTCCGAGTGATGGCAGGCGAAACCATTATCACGATTGTCGGCAATCTGACCGCCGACCCGGAATTGCGCACGACGTCCGCGGGCGCGCAGGTCGCGTCGTTCACGATCGCCAGCACGCCGCGCTCCTGGAACCGCAGCACGAACCAGTTCGAGGACGGTCAGGCTTTGTTCATGCGCTGCTCCGCTTGGCGTGACCTCGCCACTCATTGCGCGCAGAGCCTTGCGAAGGGCATGCGTGTGATCGCGCAGGGTCGTTTGCAGCAGCGTTCCTATCAGGCGCAGGACGGTTCCAACCGCACGGTCATCGAACTGCAGGTGGACGAAATCGGACCAAGCCTGCGTTATGCGACGGCTCAGGTGCAGAAGATGCAGTCAGTCGGATACCAGGGCGGCAACACCAACGGTGGTTTCGGCGGGAATGGCTATCAGCAGCCGCAGGGAGCCGACCCGTGGGCTGCGCCAACCGGCACGCCCGACAGTTTTGGCGGTTTCGGCGGAGCGCCGGAACCGGAGTTCTAAATGGTGCCATTGGCAGGATACGACCCGCCAGCATGGTGCGAACGGCATGAGTGCCCCTACATCGGACGCTCATGCCCCGAATGCGAAACGGAAACGGAAGACTATTACGCGGACATGGGCGACGCCAATGTCTGGGATTTGGAGTGAACATTGTTCGATCTGGACGTTTACGGGGAACCGGTCGCGAAAGGCCGTCCAAGATTCTTCGGCAGGCACGCCGTCACGCCGGAACGCACGCGCACGCAGGAAGAACTGGTCGCAGGCGAATTCCTACGACACTACCCACAGGCGCAACCGTTGGAAGGCGAAGTCATGATGACAATCGTCTTCTACAAGAGCCGCCATGGCAAACCCGACTTGGACAATCTGGAAAAACTCGTCAAGGACGCGTTGAACGGACTCGCCTACACGGACGACCAGCAGATCAAACTCACCCTGTGCGCGATGCTCGAACCCGACCGCATGGCATTGGGCAAACGGGCGTTCGGACTGGTGAAACGACGGCAGGGAATGCCATTGACATACGGCGGCATCGAATACGAGCCACACACGGGAATCCACATCGAACCATTGGATGGAACCATCCACGACGGCATACGCCATGCCACGGAAAGCATGAAAGGACTGTTGCATGACGCGGGCAACGATGCGCGATATAGATGAAATGGGTTTCAACATCCAAGTCTGGGATTACATGAACTGGGCTTTGGGAGACAGGAACCTTGGTTTCGACAGGCGGTTGCATTGGATGGGCGAACCGGTCAACGTCACCACGTTCAAAAACGCGGACAAGCCGGTGTCGGAAATGTTGGACGAAGCCCGCACTATCGCCGCAGACAACGACATGCGCGTCTGGGTCGCCGTCCAACACGTCACCGGCATGAATATCTCAGGAAGCCTCGTGCTGATCCCACCGGAAACATGGACACGACTCAGCCAACTCGACGCAAACCGGGAACTCGACGGAATCCACTTTATCCAACCGGCTGTCGGCAACGGGATGGGAGTGGTCAGCCTCTACCAGTTCGCACTGCTCATGAACCACTTGCAGCCACTCGGACCGGACGAATCGAAGGAGGATTGAAATGGTTGAAATACGCCAATCATGCTACATGTGGCAGAACGTGAAACTCAACCGCATCCAAGCCTCCCTGCTGGTGGCATTGGTGCGTGACGGACGATTGCCGCACGTGGACTGCGAATGGTCGAAACAGTATCGGACGATCGACGCCTTGGCGGCGCGTGGACTGCTCGTCAAGCATGATGACGGACTGGTGGAGCCTACCGGCTTCGGACGAGAATACGTTGACCACATCCTCACGCCGGTGGAGACATATAGCACGGCGACATCCAAAAAGTTCAACACGTTCTGGAACGACCAGTACGCGCATCCGAAAACATACCACTACAAGCCGGAACGGTTGCGCGTGGTGTGCGCTAGGGGAGCGGAATGAAACATCAGCAAACCATCATCGACAAGGACAAGATCATGAGACACAACGAACAGGTAACCATGTGCAGCTTGGAATGGTTGGAACACGAGCGTCGCAAGGCATGGAGGGAAGGCTACGCCGCCGGGTGGAAAGACCAGGAATGCGATTTCCCGCAATATACAAGTGAAAACCCGTACAAGGAGACGTTCGAGTGAGGCACGACCCGTTCAGCGTCCTGTTCGCGGTCACATTGACCGTCAGCCTGTGCGTCGCCCCGATCATCATATTCATCCTCGATTAAGGAGTCCAAAAATGAGTGACAACGTCAATCATCCAAAGCATTACGAGAACGGCCCGTTCGAATGCATCGAACTATCCAGTTTGCTCAGCTTCGACTGGGGTAACGTAATTAAATACTGCTACCGGTGGCGCGACAAGAACGGTGTCGAAGACCTCAAGAAAGCACTCTGGTATGCGAAGCACGCAATCGATAACAACGTGCCGTTTCTTGCCATGTACCTCGGGCCGGACGGCGACATTATCACAGCCAGACCCATCAGGCTTCTCGGCATTCTAGAAGCCGAGAACTGGGCCGATCTCGAACCATTCTGGAATGAAATCAAGTGGGGATGCTACAAGAAGGCGGCCAAAGTGCTGACCGAAAAGATCAATGAAATCGAAAAGGAAGGAAAGTAATCATGGAACATATCGTGCAGTTCGCCATCGGCATTGACGACAAGGCCATTCAGAACCGTATCGAGGAATGCGCCTATACGGACGTGCTTAACAAGCTCACCAAAAACGCCGTGGACAGTGTTTTCGCACACACCAGCGCGTATTCGCGGGACATCATGTGGAAGACCTTGATGGAGAACGCTTTGCAAAACTTCCTCGAAGAACGCAAGGACGAGATCATCGACAAAGCCGCGCACATGCTCGCCGACCGGTTCCAACGAACGAAGAAGTATCGGGAAGCCATGGGAGACGCCATCGAAAAGGATGGCGAGTGATGGACGACTTGGACAAGGTCAAGACAATTCTGATTGTCGCGCTGGTGGTCCTGATGGGATTAAGCATCTATGCGCACTGGCATGTAGCCACGCATCCCGATTACGGCATGACGACGGTCAAGACCGGCGACGTGACATGGGCCTGTCTGACCGATCACGGCACGACCATCGGCTGCGACACAGTGGAGGAATACAAGTGAACGGCATTGACACGTTGGACACAAGCATCTGGACCGGCTACATCGTCTGGCCGAAGGGTGATATGAGACTGCATACATGCCGAGTGTACGAAACGCTCCAAGAGGCATCGGATGCGGCGCAGGAGCGCGCCGACTCCCACCACAGGCCGTACGAGGTGCGCACAACCGGCGATACTTCGCAGCGGATTATTAAGACCTTCGAACCAAGGAGACGGTAATGAGTGAAGAAGTACAGGTGGGAACCACCCGCGTCATATTCCATGTGACGGCGTTCTACCCGCCGATGGATATTGCGGAAGCCTATGTGGACGTACCGATGTACGTGACCACCGGCGAAACGATTGGAAACCATGAAAAAGGCAGCATCACAGCCCACGTGCAGAAGGATTTCGACAAGAAGGTAGATCACGCATTGCAAGTGTTCGCCGACACGTTGAAAGCATCATTCAAGGAAGGAGAGGGAAATGTTGAGAAGCATTGATTTCGAAACCATGCCTTACCTGTTTACCGACAAGGCTGGCACTTGTCTGACTGTGGAGTTCGACGGCAGGGAACTGGACGGCATCTACAAGCAGGTGAAAGCCATGTACGATCAGGAGCACCCGTCGCATCCGTCTGCTGGCATGCCCATCGAACCAATGGAACCGGGCTGGTATATGACTCGGGATGGTGAAGACCTGTTGAGCTTCGACGGTGACGCATGGCATATCCACAATCTCGGTGGTGCGGAACCGTTCGCTGATGGTGATCTGGAAACGATGGACTGGAGCGTGGTCAAACGAACGTTCGATGCTGACTCATTTCCTTTAGTTCCAGTCAATCCAAGGAAAACGAATATGACAGAGGAGTCCACGAATGTTCAATAGAAAGCATAGGAAAGTCCGATACGTCAAATGCCCGTACTGCGGATACCAGCCGGGCGAAAACCAGCCGCTGATCACAGACCCCTTCTATTGCGAATTCGGGAGCATGTGATGGAAGATGTTGGAATTCTTCCTTGGCCCCCACCAAGCTTGGCGGAACTCGAAAAAGCTTTGGATTCGATGGACCACGACGGAATCACAAGAGGAGATTAGGCGATGGCTAGACGCGGCTACGTGCAGCTCGTGAACGGCTTCTACGACAACGACAAGATACGTGACCTCGTGCGCATGGGCCGCGCCGATTCCGTTGGCGTGTACTGCATGGCGCTCTCGTTGTGCGGGGACAGGCTCACGGACGGTTTCGTGCCACGTCGCGCCATGCTCTCCAACATCGGAGCGACACCGGAACAAGTGCAGGCGCTCGTGGACGAGGGAATGCTCGAAGAGGTCGAAGAAGGCTGGCTGATCCACGACTACACCGCCCACAATCGCACCAAAGAGCAGGTATTGCACGCCCGCGCCGACGCCAAGGAACGCAAAAGCAAATCCCGATGTCACAGCACTGTCACAGCAGTGTCACAGCGTGACATGCGTGTGACATCGGGACAAACACCAGAACACCAGAACACCAGAACCCAAAAGAAAGAGAAAGAAGAATATTCTTCTTCTTTCTCCAAAGAAAGCGTGAAGGATTTCGGTGAGTCGCGGGAGTGCTGCGAAACAGACAAGACGCTAGCTGTGGAATATCCGAATCTCGACCTCGAATCCGCATGGCTCGCATTCGCGGACCGCCACCAAGACGAAACACACACCGTCAACGACTGGATGCGCCTGTGGAAAGGCTGGTGCCAACGCAGAGCCAACATGAGCGGCATCCAACCCTCGAAACGACACACGCACACATGGGCGTGCGAACACACGCTGAAACGCCTCGGCATCGAATCACGCGACGACGTGCAAGACATTGTCGAAGCACAGCAAACGGCAAACCAGCTCAACAAGGAAGACCAAAATGGAAGAACCTGAACTCACCGAACAGCAAAAAACAGCCCTCAGAAAAGCAATCGGCGACATCGTCGGAGACTACACGCCATGGATGCTGATAGTGGAAACCACGCCACTTGGGGAAACAGCCACGGCGTACTCCGAAAGCGTGACCGACACGCATTCCAGCGCGTTCACCATTATCGGATTGTTGGACAACGAACTAGCCCAACGACTCAGCTAGGTTGCGTTCAAAGGTGCATGGTAGAATATCTGAGCCGGTTCAATCGCACGCCACAAAGGCACTGGCCTAGGAAAACCATACCCAACGGAAGGCCAAAAGCGATTGCCGGAATGCAAAACCCGCTCATGCTGGCGTGAGCGAAACCCCGAACGCCAACTATGCGCCAACTGCGAAACCCGCCTCACCAACAACCTAACATGGCTGGCAACACACCTGCCATCATTGGAAAACGGGAAACTCAACCGCATCAACAAAAACAGGGACATGAACGGCAACGGCGGAAGCGGATACTCCGCAACCCCGCCACTACGCGAAACCATCTACGATCTCCTATACGAGCGTGACGAACACGGACTGGACGGCGTGCAGCCCACACTCCAAGCGTTCGCCACATGCCTAGGCATCCAATGGATGCACATCACACCACTGGCCGACCTCGCAAAACGAATCCTCGACACGAAAACAGGACACACCCACTACCTGCTCTCCACGGCAACACCCGTATACGCGGAACAAATACGCATCCTCGTCAAGGAATGCTCACGCATCCTCAACCAAGGACACGCCGTCAACCTCGGCACATGCCCCAACACCGACTGCAACACGCCACTGACAGCCGACGAAACCGCAGCCACAGTCAAATGCCGCGGATGCAAAAACACGTGGAACACCAACTATCTCAGGAACCTCATGAACCAGAAAATACTCGAATCAGACTACACGGGCACCATGCGCCAGATCATCAACCTCCTCGCACAATCCACCGGACAGATCGTCAACGCGAACACGTTCAAAAGCTGGGTGCATCGCGGCCAACTGAAACCAGCAGGCGGAAACCACGGCCACCCCACATACCGCATCGCAGACGTATACAGGCTCCTGCTCCACCTCCAACAGGCCGGACAGACAACCGACAACATTTGGCAACTGCTCTCCACCGACCAGAAAGCGAACTAATGGCACGAATCATCATCGAAGACTGCGGCCGCACGATCACATACGAAAACGTGTCCAACATTCAAGACCGGCAAGACCGGAGCGCCACCACCACAAACATATTCCACAACACGCCAGAACGCACCCTGCACACGCTCACATTCCTCACGCCAACGGCAAACAACATCCTCTGAAAGAAAGGCAAAAAATGAGCGAGATCATACAAATCACCGGCAACACCGACAACATCGCATACCAGCATCCCCACGACGCCGGAGCCGACCTGAAATCATGCGAGGACACCATCATCCCCGCCAACGGACACGCGCTCGTGCATACGGGCGTATACGCGGCAATCCCTTACAATCACGTTGGCCTCGTATGTCCACGAAGCGGCCTCGCGCTGAAACAAGGCTTGACCGTGCTGAACGCTCCGGGAATCATCGACAGCAACTATCGCGGCGAACTATGCGTGATCCTGCACAACACCAGTGAAAGAGCCGTGGAAATCACGGCGGGACAGCGCATAGCGCAGCTTGTCATAACGCCCGTCGAACACGTGAAAATCATTCCGGTAAGCCAACTACGGGAAGACACGGAACGAGGCGAAAACGGATTCGGCAGCACCGGCAAATGAGCCGCAACAAGAACGCTCGCCAAACGGATACTCGACAACCCCAGACAGGAACAATCATGAGAATCTACATCGTGGCCGCCGACGTGCAGGACAGGGACGAATACAGGGATTACACGACCCTTCCACCGGAAAAGCGTTCTTGGCTACCAACCGTTCGCCATGACACGGAAATCAAGTATGGCGAGCATGTAAGCATCATGGGTGTTTACGGTTCGCGCGCTCAAGCCGAACATCGCGTGAATGAACTCGCTAGAGAAGGCTTCACTGTTTTCCCGATCATCGAATGCACTGTGGACGCGAACTGCTGGGAATACATAGGAGGCTACGCGGAATGAGCGGCGACGACAAACTCATGGCAGGCACAATGAAAGTACTTGACTTCACCAAGGAAACAGGCGAACTGGAAAACAAGCTGATAAAACTTGGATTCCATTATCAAAGCACCGACAAGGAAGAGCGTCCGCCAAAACCCGCACGACTGATAACCACATGGGCGAACGTCATGAATGGCGTGACCCTGCAAATCATCGATACGTATGACGAACTCCGTGACGAAAACTACAAACTGATTACAATACCGCGCAAATACGTCAGGATAACCGATGATTGCACTAACATAAGCGTCACCATGTCAGTCGAAGAGTTCATGGAATTGGAACAGATCACGAACAGCAACGGCAGCACATTCCCACGCCCGGAAACATCCTTCAAAAGAATTACCAACGAGAACTAGGAGACCACGCGGAATGAGCGAGACAATCACAGCAGACCATCTGAACGCCACGCACTTAGGCAAAAGAATCACAATCAACGGCAAGCATGGCACCGTCGTGTCGGGCAAGCTGAAAGAAATCAGCGCCGACTACGCCATCAAGCCCAACTTCACGTCTTACTCCTTCTACGAAGAAGGCATACCCGAACCATTGGGGTACAGGAAAGACGTTCACATCATCCTGCACTTGTCTAACCAAGTCAACGACGATATCAAAGCAACAGTACGTGAGAACACGGAACTACAGGTAGAAGACGAACACGTGGAGAGCAGCTTAGCCCGCATCATGGCACAGACAGGTAGACCATTTTCCTGACGCCGGCAAAATGGTCAACCTCGAAAAAGGAGACGCAATGAAATGGTTCACCAGCGACCTGCATTTCGCACACCCATTCGTGGCCGCGCTACGTGGTTGCGCGCTACCCGGATACGCTCGCGACGAATCAATCAAACAACAGGCCGAACACGACGGCAGACAACTCAAGGATTGCGTTGACTGGCGGAAGCACGATGCCGACATCGTACGAACGATAAACACATACGTCGGTAAGGAAGACGAACTCTACATCCTCGGAGACATCAGTTCCGGCAGTGCGTGGAGCGTCGATCAGGCGATAATGCGCATCCAGAATCTACAGGTTCCACGCAAACGCAGACACTTGATCCTCGGCAACCACGAACTGCACAGTTCCAGCCGCACGCTGGAAAAGTTGGCAAGCGTGTTCGGGGAAGTCGGAAGAGTCGGCATCACCGAAATCAGAGACGGGTGGGGCAACAATCCACACACGGTATTTTTAAGCCACTACCAATGGCGTGAAGACTTCACGCAAAGCAAACCACTAGGCGCAGTCTCAACCAATTGGAACGCGCCGGAATTGGCTGAATACGCGCTACCACGCATGAACAACACGCTGCTCCTGCATGGACATACGCACGCGCATGACCCGCTTGAGTTCGGCAGACATCACAATGAGATCAACGTCGGATTGGACGCATGGTATCTCGAGCCAGTCAACGAAGCCGAATTGGTGGACAATTGGCTACACGCTGCGTTAAGCGCCGTCTGAGTGGTCTACAATGGCACATGAATGGGGGCGGATTCAAAAACCGCCCCCACTATTTTTCAGTAAATAGCACCGTTGGATTTCAATTCCTCCAAAAAATCATCCCACTGCTCTCTCGTCGGAATACTCAACCCAGATTCCGGATGCCAACGCGCATACCAGCAAATCAAACAATCTCCCTGCGCACGTTGGAAAAATCCATCAAGCCAATACGGATCGTCCGCTTCCCTACGCGCAAGTTCCAAAGCCTCCCTGCAAGCCGGCTCCATATGATCTTCAAACCACTTAACATCCGCATCCGTGCTTGAATAAATGGCGTGATAGATAGCTTCCGGGTTAACACGGAGCGACACCAACATCTCAGCCTTCACACGTGTCTTAAATTCTTCACGCCTGTCCCAATCATACATTCCGTCAGCAATCAGCTGCTTAACATACGGGTCACAACGTTCAGCCAAAAACCACGCACGGTCTGTAATATCTCTAAGCGTTTGGAACAAACACCTCACATCGTCGGAAAGCGGGCCGACCCGTCGAGGGAAATCACTCAATCTCATTTGTCAATCCTTGTATTATCAGTGTTTTAACGAGTGTTCGCAAGTCACTGGAATCCGGTTTCGTCATCCTCCTTGCCTAGGTAATCCTGCAATCCATCGCCAGCTCTGCCATTCAGCCCACGGCGTGCCATGTCGTAATAGTCGAGCATCTGCGGACTGTTCCACCCGCCTGCGGCCATGATGTCCCTGTCCGGCACGCCAGCGTCACGGGAGAGTGTGCAGAACGTTCGCCGCAGCGAGTGCGGCGAGATTCCAGGCACGCCGACCCGCAATGCCACGGACGATACGATGCCCACGGCGGTCTGCTGTCGCAGACGCGCGCCGGAATCCTCACGGAACACCGCGCCATGTCTACGTCCGCCAATGAGTCGTGCGAGAGCCTCGGACGCCTCGGAGGGAATGGCCACACGCTGAGACCAGTCGCCCTTGCGGTCGAACCGCACCCACGGACGCCCGTCATCCAGATGACAGTCCTCGACATCCAATCCGAGCGCCTCACCGACCCTCGCACCGGTCAACAGCAGCAGACTGCACAGGGCATCCGTCCGCGCATCCATACCGCGTGCTTCGTCCAGAAAAAGCCTAGCCTGCTCGCGGGTGAGGTACGTGCCATCCGAATGACCGTACAGTTTCGGCCTGCGCACATGCTCGCCCGGATTGCAGTCGATATACCCCTCCTCGCAGAGGTAGCGGTAGAGGCCGCATATGATGCTCAGATTCTTGCACACCGTGTTTTTCGCTGCTGGCTGCATTTCGTCGTCATAGGCGGCGAACACCTCGATATGGGTGCGCTTCGCCCGCAGCATGTCGATGCCATTATCCGAACACCAGCGGAGCCATCGCGATACGACGCTCCGATACTGCGCCCTTGTACCCGTCGTCAGGCCGGCGAGAAAACCGGCGATCATGTCGCTCACCGTTTCCATATGCGCACCGTCTCCTTGCAGATCAAAGGCTTGTCGGCCGGACCTTTGACGAATGGCGGTATCCACTGCCTACGCCTCAACGAATGATTCGGCCCATACGCCTGATCCCTCCAGAATCCGCGCACGATGAAACGATGCGAATACTCACGCCGCACCCGCTCGTCATCATCGGCGCTTCCGCCCGGACGATGCAGATTCTCACGCAGCACCAGCATCTTGACCTTGCGTATTTCCGGGTCGAAACGCTGCGGCAGCGGATGCGCCATATCGGGTTTCGCCGGTTTTGCCTCGCAGATATGCGGTTCCGCGCTCAACGCCCATACCGCATACAGCAGATCGCCGAACCATCGGAAACCGCCGACATGCTCATTGAAAATGCCGTTGGCGAATCTGATGACCGGCAGCGAGAATGATTTCGCGTCGCATTCCGCGAGGGCGCATGGATGGTCCGTGAATCCCATCAATTCGATATCGCCGTTGCCGTCGCATTGCCAGAAGAGCGCCGACACATGGGCGTCTCCGACCTTCCTTCCCGTCGCGTCGTCGGTCACGGGGAATGTGACGGTTTGGACATCCCCGTCGAAGAAGATAAGCCCGCTTTGCGCCGGCGCGTCCAATTTCGGGAAATCACCTGCCCGGACGGTATCTTCCGCCAGCGCCGTCATGTCCCGGCTGATCCACCAAAGCTGCGCGACGGCGAGATTGTCAGCGAAATTCCAAGCCGCTTCCATGCTCCGCTCGTATTGCGAGTGCGCAGCCATCTCCTCCTTTAATGCGACCCGCTCGTATTCCGCGAGTTTGTCGCGGATCAACGGCAAGTGGGATGGGATGAGGCGAAGTCGCCTGTTTTTGCCGCGCGCCATGTCATGCCTCGATCTCGTCACGCCACGACAACATATCGCGCGTAATCAAATCCCCGGACGACACTTGCACGTAAAGCCACGCACGATAACCAAACCGAGCCGACTTGTCACGCCTGACAAAAGCCTTAAGCCACATCCAATGCAGCCAAAACGTGCCACGATAGCGGTAGACCTCCCTGTTCGTAGACCGGTCGAACTTACAAAACTCATAAAACAGCATGAGAAAACCTCGATTATGGTAGAAAAATGCAAAAAATGGTAGTTTCTTGAGACGTTTGGTGTTTGAAAACTGCGCGTAACCGCCGATCACTGCCGGAACATGCTCGCTAGCCCATCGAACATGTGCGAGTAAGCTTGCTGAACATTCCTAAGCCCATAACGGTACATAGTCATATGAGCTTTATCCGACATGGCAAGCCGAAACCACCTATCATCCGGGAACGCAACCTTACGCAGCATTTCATCCTCGCTCACCGAACGCATCACGACATGCTGCGGAAACATCGCATCGAACACGCATACGCACAACCCGAAAGCAATCAACTCGGTTTCATCGGACACGTAGCGAAAATCCTGCCGGGCACGCTCCAAAACATGCACGCGATCAAAAGACGACGAATCCAACAATCCAGCGAACTCACGAATAGCGTCATCATCCAAGCCGCCGCACATCGGCTCAAACTGCACCACATCGATCAAATCATCCCGCATGTCGGGAATCAAACCGCCCGAACCAATGTCAGGCGTGCCATAATCATTGAAACGTGCCCACCATCGAGCGACAACCCGACCGACATAGCTGACAATCTCGGACGGCAACGAAACATTATTAGAAACTTCCATGATAGAATCTCCCTTGCAATTGCTCACACAAACTGATTGATTGCAGCGGGGGAGCGGCCTTCACCCGCACCCCCGCACACTTTTTCGCTCAGGCGTTCAGGCGTGCCACTGCACCACGCTCACACCGTCAACAAGCACATACGACGTGCCGTCACCATTGCCCGATATGGCCGCATCCCACTTGCACACATGCTGATAGGCGGAACCCCCATCAACCGCGACGGAACCATCCTCGACAAAACAAGCCGGAATATCCGCCCAGGAAAACGCGGAAGCGACGGAACCGGGATTATCACGACGCCACGAATCCCACGATTCAACAGTCTCAGCCGACGCGCTACCCAACGCCTGGGCCTGATCCACGGATTCCAAACGACCGCCAGCACAAACTGCTGCGACAATCACCGCAATGAGAAAAACGTTACGAACCTTATTCATCAGCATGGTTTGCTTCTTTCCGGCAGACCATGTAAACTGTGATCTGCCTGATTATTTTTGTTGAGAGGTAATTAAGGCGCCGCCACCGCTCAGAACAGTGGCGGCAAATTCTTTTTAGAACAACGGTTCAGAATGAAGCGGATCAGGCAAATCAGTCGCCTGAATCACATTCGCTATATATGCCGTCAACAAGGCCGGCGACTTGCCGAACTGTTCCATAACAGCCTTGACATTCACGTCAACACTGGAATACCCCGACGAATCCAACACGCGCTTCACCTGTTCGCAACCGATACCAAACTTAGCCATCGAACACCTCACGCAGCAAGCTTGAGATTATGCGCTGAAAGATAGTCGGCAATATCCTTTTCAAGCCGCGTATCAACGCCTTGCGTGTAACAGTCACGGTATGCGATCACACCACCGGTACCATCGAACGCGACATACGCCACACGACGGCCCGTGGAATCACGGAAACCACGAGGCTTATGCACGTAAGCGCCGAACACGTCGGATAGTTCCTTGACCGACTTACCGCCAGGAATCACCACCTTGCGCACTATGATCGCGCTTGACGTGGCAACCACCTCATGCGGTTCAGTCTGCGGCGGAATCTCGGGAATCTCAGCCGTAACCGGCTCCGGTTCGACAACCTCAACCGACTGTGCGACAGGTGCCACCGGTTCGACAACAGGCAGATCATCATACGTCTCGCACATCTCAGGATGATCCTGCTCCATTGGAGTCAGAAACGAAACGTCACGAGACACAACCATGCCGCCATGCTCCCACGACAACACCCAGCCACGCTCACGGTCAGCATCAGGAAGACTCAACCCGTGAGCCGTATAATCCCCGCAATCATCGGACGCAATCAATCCGCCACGTTCCACGATTGACGGCACGTCACCGATCTCACGAACGGCCTGAGCATAATCCGCCCCGTTAGGGTCAAGCCATACGCCGCCCTCGGCACGATACACGGCGGCAACACCACGCACCGCCTGAGCATTGACGACACCTGGAACCATCCGCCACGACTCGACGTCGCCCGACATGCTAAAGCGCCATACGCTCGGACTGTCAACGGAATTGAAAAACATGAAAACACCATCGGAATTGACGGCCCATAAACCGTTAACCTTGTTAGACATTTCAAACCCCTTAAAAAGAAAACGTTGAAAACAAAGGGCGCGGCACCACCGCCACGCCCCGAAACTAAGCAACCGAAACCGGCAGACGCGACTAGCGCAATCCGCCGCAAATGTCCTTCACGCCGGCGAGATAATCCAACTCGCCCTCGAAATCATGGCAATCCGTCGAAAGCTCACCATCACGACAACTTTCATCCGCATAATATGAGAAGTTGACGCAAAGAGGGAAATCAGGATCGATACCCACACAGCATGCCGAACCATCCATGAAAACCACCTTGATAGTGTCCTCGGGGCACATGCCGGATACAATTTCCGTATTCTTGACATTCAACCCGTGATTGTAGATCTCACTGGAAAGCTGATAAAGATCAATTTCACAGATTGGGTATGCGCTCCGGTCGAGTTCCGTCACATCCACGAACGTATTCGGCTGCGGGCCGTATTCTGCGAAGTCTCCCTCACCGGCCACCATGTCGTTCGCCTGTTCGATGCAGTAATCGACGTCTTCCACGATGTAGGCGAGATCCGGTACATCGACGGTTTTCAGCCCTCCAACCTCGAAGAAGTCGGCCGACCAGTCGGGGCCGTATCCCGGATTCTCCTCGTTCCACTCGCGGATAGAGATTTCCACTGCCTTGCTGTTGTCAATAAGCCTAACCATTTTGTTTTGTCCTTTTCTTTGATAATCAACGGTGATCGGGTGATTGATGGGCGTGATTGATAGGCTCACGCCCGAAAGCCTGGAATATAGGGAGACTACTTACGTTCCCCACCATTCAGGAAGTCAACGAACGTGCCTTTAGCCACGCCATCAGCGGCGCAACCAAGCAGATCGCTGCTGAGCACGTCATAGCCACAGCCGGTGACGAAATAGAAATACCAATCATCACCACCACGACTCAGCCAACAGGAACGCACGTAACCAGTAAGCTCGCACCGCTTACACTCGAACCATTCAGCCAGCCCCTCGGCAAGCAGAGAATCGAACTGAAAACGGCCAACCGTGATAATGCTGCTCTCTGCCTCGCACACCCTCTCGTCGGCCTCTTCATCCAGTTCGCCGTCAAGACTGTACCCCGCCTCAAGCGTGGCGAGATTACGCAACAGCTCGTAGGAATCGATACCGTCGAACGTGTCATGCTCCACAATCTCACTTGCATTAAACCAAGTGATTTCACGGTAGATATTGTCGTCGAACTTCATTTCACGCCTCGCTCTCGCAATAGGATTCAAGCCGCGCCACGCACGACTCATCACCCGGAACCCGGTGCATATCAAGCCACTGTTCAGCAGTGACCACGGTATAACGCTCACCCAGTTCGCCGTTGCTCTTGACATTGCGGCTGACCACATACACCATGCCGTCAACCCACCTGATAGCGTCCGCATTCCACGCAACGTCGCACGGATCAATGCCATGGGCGTGCTGGAAATTCCACGCACGATTACGCCGCGCAATCTGAGCCGAACGCATATCCTTACACCACTGCACGAGATTGTCATAAGCAAACATGCCGCACCTCACTCCGCGAGCAGTTCGGAAACCGCATTGTCAAACTCTTCGGAGAACAGCCAAACACGGTAGAAAACCTCAAGCTCTTCGGGATTGTCCATGGGCGCGTCGTGCGCGTAATCGCTGGCGACGAACCCGTCCCAATCATCCGAGAACATGATGTTTTGCATGTTCTCGGAACTCTTGCTGGCGTTGCACGTCCAGGAACCGTTATCGTTGCCGGTAACCGGAAGCTCAACGTCGTCATACTGGTCCCAGCACCATTGGTAGGTCGGCGTAATGCCGTCCGCATAATCCTTAAGGGTTTCAACAATTTCATCCCGCAAGTCGGAACGATATGCCGCCGCAAAAGTGTTTTCGTCACGCATTTCAAATACTCCATTCCAGCCCCCTTGCTAGAATAAGAGGGCTCTAGTCAGATTGGTTAATGATTACTGAGCAATCGAGCCGGATAGCTGCAACTATCCGGCTCAACTCATTCGTGGACTACCGCACCCATAAAGAGCACCGATAGCCCTGGCGGATTACTTAGAATCTGCCGAAGTTTCAGAATCAGAATCAAGTAGCTTACGCGGATTAGCAACGCGTAAAGCGTCACACAGCTTTATCGCAGTGGCTAAGGTTAAGTTAGCCTCAGAGCGCCTACCACACTCGATAGCCGCGATATTGCCGCCTGACATGCCAACCTTTTCGGCTAGCTCACGTTGCGTCAATCCGCGTTTCATTCTCAATTCTTTCAATCCCATGGCCCTACTCCTAACTTGGATTAGAAGCCATCGTAGACCACTCAGACAGCTCGGGGCAATTCCATGCCGGATACCGAGCCACGTTGGCGACTCGACGACGGTTCAGCCTTGCGTGATGTGAGGGTGCATCATGCCTAGTCGCATTCCGTCGTGTCTCCGCCGCGTCCACTCTTCAGTTGTCAATCATCCATGCCGCGCCTGTTAGGGGGCTTCGTGTCACCGTCCTTGCGGTGATGGCCTTCGTGGTGGTGACCTCTTCATCTCCGTTCCTTTCGTTGTCGTTTGCTTGATGGCTCTCACTATACACGCCTTACAAACGTAAGGCAAATTGAGTCAACACAGACCACGCCAAAACCATTGCTAACACTAGCATTCGTCGGCGTGTCGCAACCACCGACGGCGACGAAAAGACGGCGGGTGCCACAGCCACAGCCACGGCACGGCACGGCGGGTGTGACGCCCAGGGCGCGGCAGTCACAGCCACGACGTGGGCACGACATGCACGGCCATGATCGCATACAAAGGAACGTGCCCGCGCAATACCACACGACACGCCAAAACACAATCGTACAAACGTTCCAACGCTGCACCACGCAACAAACACCCCCGTGGGGGAGCCTCCCGCCCGGCCTTTCTGCTGGGGCCGGTGGGACAATAGCAGAAATAGCGCGCGGGTTTTTGAAAAGTTCGCGCACAAAACGTGACGCCTGCAACCTCTCGTCTCGCTCTGCGTATGGATTGCAAGCGTTTCGAAATCAAGTTGCGCAACCGTTGTTGCACCTGTTTTGTTGAGTATAATCATCATTAGATGATTTTGGCTGGTGCGGTCTAGGCGTGCTGGCTTTGCAATCCTGCTGGCACAGCCTTTTGGTTGTCGGGTTCGATTCCCGAGGTTTGCTCTAGGTTTCATGGGGGTAGCTGCCTATGTGACCGATGGTATTGCTCGAATATCCCCGCTGGAACATGTGGGGGATAAGAGGCTCCCTGCCTTAATCAGGTGGTTGATGACCGAAGGGGAGGCACGGCCAAACGGGTGCATATATACATACACGTTCCTTGCCGTTGGTGGTAAAGCCCATTCCACCATGCCGAACGTCTTTCTGCGTAGCCGACTTGGACGTTAACTACAGCCGGTTTGGAATGTTGGCAGAGTGGTTTAATGCAACTGTCCCGAAAGCAGTCGCACTGTGAAGTGCCGGAGGTTCGAATCCTTCACATTCCGCGTTGGGGAAGTAGTACTACCCCCGAGGGCAAGTGCCTACCGCTGGTGTTGGCTTGTCTGGTGATGAAAGCGGCGGACGCTTCCGTTAACGGCGACTCGGTGGATGGTCACGCTTCATGGGTGTGACCATCCACATATGGCATTGGTGCAACTGGTAGCATGGCGGTCTCCAAAACCGTCGATGTTGGTTCGAGTCCAGCATGCTGTGCTCAGCCTACTCACATGTTGTGGGAAAGGTCTTCGGAGTCGTCTTGTGGCGGCTCTAGTTTTAGCTGACCCGCTTAGTCTGCGGGAACAGTCTCCTGAGTCGCTGCGGCGGCTCTTGCTTTTGGATGCTTGGCAGAGTGGCTTATTGCACCACCTTGCTAAGGTGGCGACCGGGAACGGTCCGGGGGTTCGACTCCCTCAGCATCCGCTCGCCGTGGCTGGCGGTAAAAAGCCATTTTTTGCCATTGGATTTCCTTATGGCGATTTGGGTTAGATGACAGACAATCCCCATGGTTTTTGGTGATGTGGCGTGGGGATTGCCTGTTTTTCTTTTGCTTTGGTGGCGGAACGGTAGACGCGGCGCACTAAGAATGCGTTGTCCTGTGACGTGAGGGTTCGACTCCCTCCCGAAGCACTTGGGTTGGCTGTTCTGAGAACTTTTCCTGCTGTGGGTTGTTTCCCTTTTGGTTTGCTCTCCTGCTCAGCACCGGCCAACCCTGTTTTTCTTTGTGAGGTTCGTATGGTTTGGCGTGGTGAGCGTAAGGGCCGGTTCAATCCTGATTGGCCTAGGGTTCGCGCCTTGATATTGGATCGTGACGGGCATAGGTGCCAGTGGCCTGTTGAGGATGATTACGGGCGTGTGCGATTGTGCGGTGCCTATGCGAATCAGGTGGATCATAAGAAGCGTGATCCTGTGTGTGATGATGATTCGCCGGAGAATCTTTGGGCGTTGTGTGATTGGCATCATTCTTATAAGACTGAGCTTGAGGCCGCTGAGCAGCGTCGTGAGAACCGTCGCAGGAGGGCTGAGGCGAAGTGGTACAGGCATCCGGCGTTCCATTAGATGATGGTGAGTGCTGCATTAATGGCTGTTCGCGTGATGTTCATGCGCGTGGCATGTGCAGGATGCATTATGACCGGTGGCGTCGTGGTGGCATGGGTGCTCGTAAGAAGCGTATGAGTCGTGCGTGTATCCAGTGCGGGAGGTTTTTTGAGACTGAGCGCAGGGATAAGAAGACGTGTTCCGATAGGTGTCGGAAGGCGTGGAGTCGGAAGTGCCGCATGTCTCCGGTTCTCTTGGATTCCAAGCCGAATCCGTTGAAGTCGGTGTTGTGGGAGCCGAGGGCTAATGCTCGCGTCGATGTGCCGGTTCCCGTTGCCAAGTCTTTCTGGACGCGCGATGACGAGTGGAACTCGTGTTCTCACACGTGTCCTAGGTGCGGGCTGGCGCTTGACCGGTCCGCTGATGTTATGAGTGGCGATTATCCGGTTGGCGTATGGAAGGTGCCTTTGGAGCAGGGGGGAGAGAACAGCCTGCGCAACCGTGTTCTTGTCCATCGCAAATGCGCGTGATGCCGGAACGGCTTTCGTGCTGATGCCCGGAATGGGTGTGCGGAGGTGGTTTCTATGGCGGCTAAGAAGCAGTCCAATCAGATTCTTGAGGTTCCCGATGGGAAGCTTGGGCCTGATCTGCCTGATGCGAGCTTCATGTTTCCGAAGGGTGGCGAGTGGTCGCCTCTGGTGGAGCATTGGTATGAGGAGTTCAGGAAGAGTCCGAACGCTTCGATGCTTCGTACTGCTCCCGCGTGGATGGCGGTGCAGTTGGGTTTCGCCACTATCAACGAGATGATCTGGTCGAAACGTTACGCGACGTTGATGCCGGTCGTGCGTCAGCTGTTCGACGAGTTGGGTTGGACTCCGGCTTCGTTGCGCGCTTTGAAGTTCGATGTTCCCGAAAGCAATGACCATGCGGCCACCGATGGTTCGAATCATGCCGTTATTCAGGATATCGACGCATGGCGCAGGAAGTTGGAAGCTGCCCGCTGATGCATGTCATGGTTCCAAAGCTGTCCTATGAGGACAGGTGCCGGAGTCTGGGCGCGTTGTTCCTTTGGTGGACGGAGACGTTCGTGCTTATCGGGCGTGGTGACGCCACTGGTGAGCATGTCACTCATTCGCCGGAGTATATACAGTTCGCGTTGAACGCGTATGCGCTTGACAAGAATGGTCGGCGTAGGTTCGACCGTTGTTCGCTGTGGCGTCCGAAAGGCTGCAATAAGAGCGGTCTTGGCTGCGAGTTCGGCTTGTTCGAGGCTTTGGGGCCTTGCAGGTTCGACCATTGGGCGGTGGCTGGCGAATACTACGAGTTCCTTGGTCAGCGGTACTACTATCTGCCGGGCGAGCCTGTTGGCCGTCCGGTTCAGCGTCCTGAGATTCTGTGCCTTGCCACCAGCGAGGACCAGACGGGAAACATCTTCGATTCGATCCACTACAACTGCAAGGAAGGGCCTTTGTCCCAGTTGCAGGGTGAGGGCATGGTCGTGACGAAGACCGGTATCTCCCTTCCAGAGGGCGGGGAGATAGTGCCGTCCACTTCGGGTGATTCGTCCAAGGACGGCGGTTTGGAGACGTTTGTTCTTGCCGACGAGATTCACTTGTACAAGCTGCCGCGTCATATCAGCATGTACAAGACGGTTCAGCGTAATCTGCCGAAGCGTTCCCTTGAGGCTGACCCGTGGCTGTTGGAGATGACGACGTATTACCGCCCTGGCGAGAACAGTGTGGCGGAATCCGTCGAGCAGATCGCGCACGATATGCTTTCCGGCAGGTCGAAGCATTACAAGGGCCTGTATTTCGACTATCGGTATTCGACGCTTCCTCTTGAGGAGTTCTCGAATGAGAAGAAGCTTGAGCACGCGTTGTATGAATCGTATGGTTCCGCAGCCCATTCGACTGATGGCAGGGATTACGTGATTTTGCCGGATGGTCGCATCGAACCGGTGGATGATGACGGGTATACGGTCGAGGGTTTCTCGTTGAAGGATGATGGCGTGGAGCCGGGGCCGTCCATGAACGGGTGGGTCAATATCCGTGGCCTGATGAATCAGATCTACCAGCCTGATTCGGACGTGAACGATTCCATCCGCTATTACCTGAACTCCCGCGCGTCCAGTGAGGATTCGTGGCTTACCGAACCGGCCATTCAGTCGCATGTCGCATACAAGCAGCTTGTGGATGATTGCATCGAGGCGAACATTGGCCTTGATGACGTGTGGAAACGGGTGGTCAAGCCGGATGACGAGATCACGTTGGGTTTCGATGGTTCGATTCGTAACGATTCCACGGCGATTGTCGGATGCAGGGTGTCGGATGGCCTGTTGTTCATTGTCAGGTTGGAGCAGAAGCCTGACAATCCGCTTCCTGACTGGCGTGTGAACCGTGATGCGTTCGATGCGGCCATGCGCAGGATGCTTGACGGGTATAACGTGATTGGCGTGTTTGCGGACCCGCATTTCTTCGAGTCGATGATCGGCGCTTGGGAGTCCGAATACGGGCGTGACATGAAGGTGTATGCCCGAGGCCAGTCTTCGATCATGAAGTTCTGGACGAACAATTGGGGTGTTGACATGTATCACGCCACGCAGAACGCGCATACCGGATTCGAGTATGACCCCGAGCCTGTGGTGGATGGCAAGCCGAATCCTGAGAGCATCAGACTGTTGGCCGACCCAAGGCTTATAGGGCATTTCAGGAACGCGCGGCGCAGGGACAATGCATACGGTTACGCGATCTACAAGGAGACTCCGAAGTCTCCGAAGAAGATAGATGCGTGCATCGCCGGAATCCTCGCGTATGCGGCGCGAAGCAAGTATCTGAGCCAGTTGAAGGAAGAGGAGAAGGCTCGTACCACCGTGGAGCGCGTCTCCGACGCTTCCGGTGCGACGCTTCGAGGTCCGGCCTACAAGAGGCTGCAAAGAGCGAATTGAGGTGTGTTTGAATGGCAACCAAGGTCAACAGCCTTGTACCGGGCGATGAAGAGCCGGGCGGCGACGGTCTGATATTGACCCGTCTCGCCACGCGCCTACAGAACCGAAACCCGCAGTTATGCACGTTGAAGACGTTCTATGACGGTCGTGAGACCATTCCGACCAAAAGCGTGCCGAAAAACATGGATGTCACGTCCACGAGCGTGTACAAGCGTTTTGTGGACATGTGCCCCATGAACCTTGCCTCCACCATCGCCAATGCGGTGATAACCTCGCAGCATCCGACAGGTTTCAGGCTCGTGTCCGACAAGACGATGCGTAGCACCGACGCGGATGACATGTGGAACAGTAGCGGCATGAACGTCCGCGCGTTGAACATGTTCATGGATGCGGCGATCTATGGGTGCTCGTATGCGCAGGTGTGGCCGAAGGCGAACCCGTCCTACATTTCGCGGCTCAGCCCGTGGACGACTTGCATGTCCGACGATAAGGATTCGGCGGTTGTTTACGGGTTCGACGAGGATGCGGGTGTCGAGTATCTGACGTTGTATCGTCTCGTCCGTGATGACGACGGCGTGGTGCAGCGGGTTTATTCGCGTACCGCCAAGCAGGAGGTGGAGTCTCGCACCCTGTATTCCGGTTCCGTTGATGACGAGGATAGCGTGTACTCGCTTGCCAACGACGATACCGCGAAACGCCCGCGGTTCAAGGCGCAGTTCGAGTGGGATGGCGGTGTTAACGACGATTGGGACTTCGCGGTCAAATGCGGTTGCCTTCCGATAGTCCGCTACCAGACGCCAACCGGCAAAGGATGGTTCGAGTCGTCGCTAAGGACGCTTGGAGCCATCGACCAGCAGCGTTATCAGAGGTTCTGCATCCAGGAGATGCAGGCGTTCAAACAACGCTGGATTAGCGGTGATCTTCCCGAGTATTACTCGGAGTCCGATCCGGCTGTCAAATATGGTGATGCGCAGGTCGGTCAGAAGGTCGATTACTCCACGCTGTTCCAGATGGGGCCTGCGGCGTTGTGGCTCATGCCGAAGGGTGCGACGGTGGGGGAGTCCGGCACTACCGATATCACGCCGATTCTCACAGCCGCCTCGCAGGACATCAAGCAGCTTGCCGGTGCGACCGGCACGCCGCTGTCGATTCTTTCTCCTGACGTTGCAGGCAGTGCCGAGGGTGCGAAGCTGACCACGCGAATGCTGCGCCTGAAGGTTCAGGATATGAACATGCGTGCGAATGATGCGTTTGTTCTCCTGTTGAAGATGGCGCTCACTGCGGATGGTGGGAGCGACGCCTATGAGGAGAGGTTCGAGACGACGTGGGAGCCGGTGGAGCTTCCTTCCGAACTTGAACAGACTCAGGCGTTCGCCAATGTCGCGGGGCGGCTTCCGTTGAAGACCGCCGCGAGGCGTTACCTGCATATGACCGAGACTGAGATCGCGGAGATGGTGCAGGACGCTCAGGATACGAGTTTCAGCACGGCGTTGGCGCAGCAGCAGTCCTCCCTTGCTGATTCCTCCAAGACGGTTGATGATGCTATGGGCGCATCCTACTTGGATGATTCCGATGGTCTGACCGGAGATACGGTGGTGGATGATGGCGACGTTCCAGACAGTCTCTGAGGCTTTGGACGCGCAACGCAACGCCCTTGTCAACGAGTATGTGAGCAGGGCGTGGCGCATGTGGCAGTCGCTCACCCCCGCCGATTTCTGGAATGATGCCGTCACTCAGGGCGTTTCGGCTTACATCACGCAACAGCAGATCGCGTTCGTGAAGCAGATGCGCCGTCTCGGCATCTCGTATGCGAACACCATGCTCGGCATGGTCGGAGTGACGGGCGGGACGGCGCAGGTTCCAGAATATGTGGTTGTCAGGGATAACACCGACCCGTGGAAGGTGTCGGCGCGTCCAGCCGACGCGTACAGGAGCCTCGCGGTGAAAACGCCGGACATTCGCCCGCACGGTTGGGATGATTTGAACGATGCCGTGTACGAGACCGTCCAATCATGGCTGGATGCTGCGGAACGACAGTTGACCGACAATGCTCTCACCGATGGCGTTGCCGCCCAGAACCGTGCGAGCGAGGAGTATTTCAAGGCTTCCGGCATAAAAAGGTTCCGCAGGGTCATACATCCCGAACTATCCAAGACGGGCACATGCGGCCTGTGTGTAGTCGCTGCCACCAACGTGTTCTCCCGTTCCGACCTGATGCCCATGCACAACAGGTGCAAGTGCACCGTCGCGCCGATCAGGGACAACATTGACCCCGGTCTGAAGCTGAATTCGGATGACTTGCAGAAGATATACGACGCCGCTTCCATGGCTGGCGGTGGTGGCAGTGGCACATCGGCGCGGAACCTCACGCAGTTGAGGGTGAGCGTGCGCAACGATTCGGAACTTGGCCCCATTCTCACCAGAAGCGACTGGAAGCAGAATGACGATGCGCCGGAATGGCGTATGCCGGACACGATCATGACTCAACGGCAGATGCGACGCATGTACGAGCGTGCGACGGTGTTCAACGCCAAATACGCGGAGCTTCTTAACGGTTCCGCCGATTCATTGAGCTTTCGCTATGACGGTCGTTCCTACACGTTCAGGAAGGACGTTCATGTGAAACAGGCATGGGATTATGTGAGGTCCATGCTTTCCTATTCGCGCGGTTGGCTTGGGCTGGCCGCTTAGATTCATTAAGGAGATCAAGGGTGGCTGACCCTGAGGAAAAGAAGACTGCGCCCGAAACGGAGCAGCAGAACAGTGAACCCGAAACGGGTGCGGAGTCCGCTCAGGAGCCGAACACCCAGAGCGTCGAACCGGATACGAAGACCGTCAAACCGGAGGATTCCGGCGAGGGCGAGTCCTCAAAACCGGATGATGCGGCCAAATGGATGGCCATGAGCAGTAAGAACGAGGACAATGCGAAAGCGAACCTCAAACGCGCGGAACACGCGGAGACGGAACGCGATTCGCTTCGTACCGAGAACGCGCGGCTCAAGGTGCGGATGCAGTATCCGCAGATCAACGACGATGTGCTTTCCCTGTGTTCCGAAACGGAACCGGAGAAGATTCAGGAGTGGGCGGATAAGTACGCGAAGCTGAACCCGCTCGGCGTCGAGCCGGTGAGTCGTGATGTTCGCGAGGACGCCTTGGCACGCAGGGTATCCACTCTGGCTGAGTATCCGCAGGGCTCAGTCAATCCGAAGGCCACAAAGGGCGATGTCTACCGGCGTCATATGGAACGCCAGAGGAACGCCCGACGCAAGAAGAACTAGCCAACAAGATTTAAGGAGTTGAACCTTGACTATTGAAATGGTTAAAACGTCCGGTGTCGTAATCCACGAGGTTGACGATTCTTGGCGTTATGGAGAGAAGAACAGCAACGATTCCGTTTCCGTTGTCATCGTCCCGGAACTGTTCAAGACCACTGACAACAAGTATCTGACAGGTGTTGGCCCGAAGGCCACCACCGTGTACATCCGAGGCGGCATCCCGCTGGCGAAAATCACCAGCGGCACCAACAAGGGCATGTATGGCCCTTATGACAAGACGGCCACCGATGGCCGTCAGACCGCTATCGCTGGATTGTTGGAGTCCGAAGTGGCCGTGAATATCACGCTGGCCGGCTGGGATGCTGGCGATCCCCTTGTCGGTATGACGTATCGAGGTGACATCGTGAAGTCCAAGCTCCCGGTCGTGCCTGAGGAAGGCGCCGTGTGGAATTGCGATTTGTATGACGTTGAGAACGATTCCGTCACCCGTCTTGCCGGTGGCGCGTCCGGTTCGTCCGCATCCTATGTCCTTCCGGCCGCAACCAGCAATGCTCTCGGCGGCGTGAAGAAGGTCGCCACTCCGTCCGAGGACAGTGTTGCCGCTTTGAAGACGGCCCTTAAGAGCGCCGGCATCTTCGCCTGACGCGCGTTACCTAAGAAACATTCTAAAAACCCGCCCATCGTGGCGGGTTTTCTTATATGTAAGGAGATTCGATGGCACTGGATAAGACCATCATTCCGCCGAGCGAGGCCACCGAGATCGCTCAGGCAGGTTTCGATTTCGTGAACGGCCTGCTGCCGTTCGCGCAGATGTTCCCGATGAAGTCCAACGAGGGCGACTGGACTGTCACATGGACTCCGAACCTTCCGGTCGTCAAGACACGCGCCATGCAGCGTCGTGCCTTGGATGCCGAGGTTCCGCACGTCAAAAGCACCGAGGTTTCCGCCGAGAAGCACACCGGGCTGCTCCCATTGTCCGGCATGGGGCACATCACGGAACGAGAGGTGGCGAAGGCTTCCAAGCAGAAGAGCGCCACCGACTACGTGCATGACAAGGCTGAGAAGCTGTTTGAGCAGATGGGCCGCGAAGCCGCAGTCACCTTGGAGCTTGAACGCATTCAGGCGATGATGGATGCGACCATCAAAATCAAGGAGGGTGATGATCGCGCAAGCGAACTCGTCACCTATTCGTTCGGACGTCCAACCAACCAGCAGAATGTCGTTCCGACTGCCAAGTGGAGCGACCCGAAGGCGGACGTGTTCGCCGACCTGAAGAAGTGGGTCAAGCTCATGCGTACCGCACACGGCCGCGCTCCGCACGCTGTGCTGACCACCTCGGCGGTCATTGATGCGCTGACCGCCAACGAGCAGATGCGTACCGCGTTCTCGAAGGTGGATCTGGAGCATTCGCCGGTACGCCTGTTCCGCACCGATGTCGAGAACATCCTTCGTGAGAAGTTCCAGCTGACCGACATCCGCTACATCGATGAACTGTATGAGTCCCTGTCGTTGGACAACAACTTCGAGATGAACGTGGACACCAACACGCTCATTCCGGATTCCACGTTCATCCTGTTCCCGTCCTACAACGACGATTCTCTTGGTTTCACCGCGGACGGTCCGACTGCGGAAGGCCAGGATGCGGAGTTCGAGTTGGGGAAGAGTGTCAACAAGGGTCTCGTTGCGTACATGATGCACCATTACGCTCCGGCCAACTATGACCTGTGGGTGAACGGCACTGCGTTGCCGGTGTTGCAGGATGCCGTATCGACCTTCAAGGCGAAGGTTCTGTAGCCTGTAGGAGGTTCCCGTGTCCAGCAGCATCGCGTCCGGTATCGACTGGAAGAAGTACATGCAGTTGGAGTTGGTCGATGACAGGCGTCTCGCCGACCGGTATTCGAACGAGTGGGTTATCCACAAGTGCCGTGTCGCTGCGAACATGGCGCTGGCATGCAGTCCGAACGTGGAGCCGCGCCTGAACAACGGCTATCTGGATGAGGAGACGTTCGCCTATGTCGTCTGCCAGATGGTCATTCGCGTGATGCGATGGACCGATCTGAAGTCGGAGACGAACGGCTCCTACACGTATGAGAATCGCAGTCCGCAGGACAATCCGCCATCCTATGACGCTTCCCCGAACCTGTACGTGAGCAAACGCGAAAAGCAGCTGCTTCTCGGTTACGAGGAGGGGAACGGGCCGATAGGAACGGTGTTCGTCGGCGTCAATAGAATCTGGGGGCTTTGATGGAGGGCGAAACGCTTGACACGGGGCATCTCTTCGATGGTGTCGATGCCGACGAAATAGGCGGCGGCCATCTGTTCGACGGGTTTGACGAGGTCGGAAGGCAGGTTTCTGACGATCTGCTTCACCGTGACGTGATCGTCTACGAGGGTATGGTTCCGTGGGTGACGTGTCATGGGAGCACGACCGTTCCGAAGTATTTGGATGCGGATGGTGGGGTTCTTGATCCGGCCACGGTTTCCAATGTGGTTCGTGCGGGCGGTTTCGTGCCGTCCATCACCAGTGGCGGAGTCTCGTATACTGCGGATGTCCACGAGGTTTACTGTTGCGTGGTCGGACGCACTCAGAAGAACAGCGTCATGAGTGAGAATTGGGCGCAGGATACGACTCCGCAGAAGTTCGGCGGTAATCGTGAGATGAATCAGGTGAAGGTTCTCGCACCGGAATGGCATGGGGACTTCTATTCACGGTTCTGGTTCGACGGCTCCTGCTATGAGGTTGACGGTTCGCCGGTTTTTCTTCCTCATTCGTCCGATATGGCTAGGCATTACGAGTTTCCGGCTCGCCGCGTGTATGCGGCCGAGTTGGCTCATAACAAGGTGAGTCCGCCTGTTCCACCGGAGGGGGCTGAAACATGGGGTATGTGAAGCTTCGTCCTGATTTGAATGCGAGGGTCGCGGAAACGTTCGGCGGTAAGGTCACTCGCCCCCACGCTTTGAAGGTTCAGGCCCGCGCGAAGGCATTGGCCGACATGCGGGCGAAGCATTCGAGCGTCGCCGACCGTATCAACATTAACGTTCACGCTCACGGCTCGCATACGAGCGTGGTCATGAGCGTGACCGGCCGTGACGGCTCGCAGATCGCATCCTATTTGGAGTATGGGTATTTCAATCTGCGTGCGCAACGTCACCTGCCGGGCATGTATGTGATGAGCGAGGCCAAGTATGGCTGATCTGAGCGTGCGTGCCCCGTTGGATGCCGAGGGGTTGGTCGATGCGCTGTTCAAGCGTGTCGATTTCCGTAAGGCCGGTTTCGATAACGTCGTGGTGTTGCCGCGTGCTGTCGCGGATACGGATTCGTATGCGTTGGACCATGATGTGGTGATCTGGCATTGTGGCGCTCCGTTCCAGCCGGATTGGAATGTGAAGGCGTGGGTTTGGCGGTTCGCGTTGTCGTTGACCGTGGTGAACCGTGATCCTGACATTAGTTTCAGCCTGTGTTCGTTTCTGCATGAGACGATTTCCCGTTGGCCTTATGGCGAGCCTACCGAGTTTGGTCGCGTGGGTGCGATTCCCGACAATCCGGCGTTCGAGCAGGTCGCCATTGGCGATGTGGTGACTACGAAGACCGCTGTCGTGCGTTCCTGCACGAAGCTGGTGCAGGCGGGTTCCGTCCGCTGATTTTCCAAATAATCCAAAGATTCTGATTTTAAAGCCCTGTCCGCTTGCGGATGGGGCTTTCTTGTTAAGGAGGGCCATTCATATGGCTATCAATGATAAATCTGTGTTTACCAGTGTTCGCGGTGCAGCGTTTCTTGCCGATGCCAATACTGCTTTGCCGAGTCTGAAACTGTTTGGCTTGGAGGTGGCGACCGTTGGCGAAACCACCAAGAAGTATACGAACATGGGTAATTTGAGCGTGTCCGACCTGCCGTCTTTCGAGACGAGCGGCGGCGACGCGACGACCAAGGATACTTGGAACAAGAGCAAGTTCCGTACCACTTATGATTCCGTCACCGGCAAGGTCACGATTTCCAGCGTCCAGGGCGACAAGGAAACGTTCAAGCTGATGTTCGACGCTGCCGAAATCACCGGTGGTGGCACCGCAGTCGCCTTGGACAAGGTTGAGCAGCTGAAGGCGCTGTTCATCTACGTCGAGGACACGAACACCGGTGAGAAGTTCGGCATTTGGATTCCGAACATGAGCCTCGCCTATAGCGAGCTTCCGTCCTTGGCTCAGGATGATTTCAACACGTTCAAGCTGGAAGGCAACATCATGACTTCCACTGTTCTTCCGAAGACCAAGAGTGGCAAGGCTTCCAGCATCGCTTTCTATGATCCTGACGATTTCGCCAAGGCCGCGTGAGTCTGAGGGTTTTCGATTCTTCCCCTGACGGGTGTTCTTCTCCTGTCTGTCGCCCATCAGGGGATTTTCTTTTTTACCGCAGACGGGTGTTGGCTTTTTCACAGATTGGAGTTTTGTATGGCTGAAAACGATGTTGAAGAGAATGTCTTTCCGACTGATTGGGATGGTCTGGCCGGTTACGATGATGTGATGGCCGGATTGCCGGAAATGGTGCAGGCGGAATCTTTCTCGCCGTCTCAGACGGCATTGTTCGCCGTTGTCGAACGTCGTTTGAACGAGCGGCTGCTTGTCATGCGTGACGGTGGCGTGTTTGGTGGCAAGGCGAAGAAAACCGTGTCTGATGATGCTGTCGCCGTTGCCGTGGCCGAATACGTGGAGATCGCTGACTCGTTCTATAAGGGGCTTGCCGTTGATGCTGACGCTTATACGGAGTGGACGAAGGGTCGTGGCCTGTTTGACCTGTTGAACATGTTCGCGGCACTCACACGCTTCTACGTGGAGCGCTTGGGAAAATCAAGCGCCTCGAAAAAGCAGTCTCAGACTGCCGAGTAGGGGTCGTCTCCGATTTCCGTCGTTTCTACCGGCTGAATCTTCCGGCTGACGTTCATGCGTATGATCCGAATTTTCTTTGCGACTTGTTGGATGGTTTGGAGGCCATTCCCGATTCGCAGTGGCGTGCGTGGCTGTTGGAGCATGATGGTGCCGGTGGCGGTTCCGACCGTGTCGAACGGTTGCAGTTGGGGTGGCTTGGTTTCGGCCAGTCGGAAATGCTGCTGCTGCAATTGCAGAACACGTTGGATTCGTTGCGTTCGCTGGCTGTTTCCCATTGGAGTGGGAAGAAGGTTGGCTATGAGCCGATTCTTCCGCCCGGCGTTGATGCCGCGTCTCGTGATGTCAATCGTGTGGATGGTTCGCATGTGACGAGTCTGGCCGATTACATGGCTCGGGTTCGTAGTTGCTTCGGCGGCTGATTCTGCCGGTTTTTGTTTTTGCCCATGTTTCCGAGGGGTCTTTTTCCTCTTTCTTCCCCTTGAATTCGTGGGCGTTTCTTTTAGGAGTGTGCGCGTATGGAGCGTCCTGCTTTTTCCGCTGGCGAGGTCGGCATTGATGTCGTTCCTCTTACCGACCGGTTTTTCGCCGAACTCAAGGCGAAGCTGCATGATCTTCGTGATCTGACGGTTCCGGTTGAGTTCGACCCGGATGACATGGCCGCTTCGCGCACGTATGAGAAGTGGAATGGGCGTGACGCTCGCGTCAATGTCTCGTATGACGTTGATATGTCCGGCTTGCGTGAACTGTCGAAGCAGGATGAACGGTTGCGTAAACGGTATGAGAAGCCCGTCAAACCGGTTTTCGACGGCAGTGGCGTCGTCAAGGGTCTGGATATGGCGATCGGCCGTGTCGAACAGTTGCGTAAGGTCCAGAAGAACGTCGGCGACGTGTTCACCAAGAATCTTGGCGTGTTCGGGAAGACGGAGACGAGCCGGTTGAAGGAGCAGATGCTTCTTCTTGACCGGTCCGAAGAGAGGATGCGCAGGGTTCGCGCCGACCGTGACGAGCTTGTTTCGATGCGTGGCGACGAGTGGAACCAGCTGAACAGGCAGATTCTTGGCAACATGAGCACGTTGGACGCTTTGCAGAAGCGTTACGACGAGTTGGGTTCCGAGATTTCCAAGGTTGCTTCGTATCGTGATTCGCTTCGTGACGGTGGACGCCGCGATGAGGCGAAGGCGCAGACCGTCAGACTTCGTGAGCTTCGCGCCGAATACCGTGCGACCGCACGCAACATGCGCGAGGTCACGAACGAGACGAACAGGCTCGCCAGACAGCAGGACAGGTTGAAGTCCGATAGTGTCGCGAAGTGGATTCACGATTTGGACAAGCAGCTTGTCGAATTGGATTCGCATACGAAGTCCGTGCGTAAGACTTTCGACAGCGTGGCCCGTAGCGGGTTCTTCAAATCCTCCGACATGGGCAAGACGAACGTTCTTTCCGGCGTGAGCTTCTTCGGCAAGGATCTGAACCGTCAGCTCAATGCGGAACGTGCCGCTCGCAAAGAACAGGAGCGGCTGAACGATTCGTGGCGTGATGGTGCCGAATGGCAGGGGAATCTGTTGGAGGGCACGGCACGGTATGCGCGGAATCTGAAGACCGCTTCCAACGTGATGAACACGTACGGCAAGGGCGTGAAAGAGGCGAACCGTCTGCTTGACGAGCAGGAGCAACGGTTGGCCGGCTTGCAGAAGGCCTTGCGTGGCGTGAACAAGTACGGCAGGTATTCGGAAGTCAACAAGCAGTTGAACGACCAGCTCGCCGCCGTCAACAGGCTCCGCAAGCAGATCGAATCCAATCCGATCAAGACGAGACTCGTGTTGGATGATAGTCGGTTCAACCGCAAGTTTGCGAACGTCACACATCAGGTAGGCGAGTTGACGAAGAAGCTCGAACGTGAGAACGAGCTTAGGATTCGTGTTGATTTCTGGACCGATACGGCTGATGCGCTTGAAGAGCGTCTGCGTAGGCTTCAGCATGGGCGTATTCGTATTCCTGCTGATATTGTCGTTGACAATGAGAACCTGATTGAGCGTGCCCGGCAGGTCGCCGAAGAGGTGAGACGCAATCCAGATCGCAAGGTCGAGCTTGAGGCCGATCTTGATTTGGATATGAAGCGTGCCGAGAAGCGTATCAAGGATTTCCAGAAGGCCAATGACACGTTCAACATGGACGTGGATTTGGAGACCGCCGCCGCACGCGCCCATCTCGCTTACTTCACGAGACCGCGCACGGTTGATATTTTCGCGGAGTTCAAGGGCACCGATCTCGGCAAGATCATGAAGGGCATGACCGCTGGCGCTACGGGTGTCCGTGGCGTGCAGAACGAGTGGCAGAAGCTCGTTAACGTGTTCGACAAATTCGATGAGGTCGTGCCGAAGTGGAGTCTGCTTGGTGCGGTGTTCGCGTCTGTTGGCGCTGGCGCGTTGAACTTGTCCCGCACGGCTGGCAGTGCCGGCGCTTCTCTGGTGATGATGGGCAAGGCGGCTTTGGCCGCTCCGGGCGCTTTGCTCGGGTTGGCCGCGGGCTATGAGGTCGCGTATGCGGCTGCGAACAAGTTTGGCGCATATGTGGATGTGTCCACCACGAAGCTTGGTGGATTGCATGACGAGCTTGCTGACACGTTCTGGAAGCAGGCCGCGACTCCCGTCACCGATATGATGAACGCGCTCGGGGACAGCAAGTACGTCGAGAATATGAACGGCGTGGCTGACGCTGAGGGGCGTATCGTCGCCAATGCGGCGCGTGTCGTCGCGCAGGAACCGTATGTGGATCGTATCAATTCGATTCTTGGCAATACGGTCAAGGGAGTGGACGCGCTTGACCCTGGCGTTCAGGCTGTCACCGCTTCCGTTGTGAGGCTTGGCGATAGGACCAGCTCGTATCTGCCGCGCATGGCTAACTATGTGAGCCGTAACGCGACGCTGATGGCGCAGTGGGTCGATGAGGCGGAGCGTACCGACAAGGTCAATCAGGCTATGGAGAAGGCCATCGAGCAGGGTGGCTATCTCATGTCGAGCGTCAAGTCGGTTGGCGGTATCCTCAAGGGCACGTTCGGCACGTTGGCCGAGGGTGAGAATGGCATCGAGAAGTTCTCCGACGCTTTGAGCCGTGCTGACAGGGCTGTGAACGGCGTGAAGTTCCAAGCCACGTTGTCCGCGTGGGCTGACGGGGCGAAGCAGGCTTCGGGCAAGTTCCATGATTCGTTCCGTGAGGTTGGCGACGCGGCTTATGAGCTGCGGGACACGACGAAGCAGGTGTTCGTTGACTCCGGTTCCATGGTGTCCACCGGCATCGGCTCGATGAGCAGCATGCTTGGCAAGTCGAAGACCGGTATCACGGATTTCAGCAACGGCGTGTCCGAGGGATTCCAGAAGGTGTTCCGCGCCGTTGATTCCGCCGCTCCGATGTTCGACAGTCTGCTGTCGATGGGCGGCAAATTGTCCGACACGTTCGGTGGAACGTTGGGGAACACGTTGAAGTCGGCGGCTCCGACGATCAAGGTGTTGGCCGATGGCGCTTCCACCATGGCCCAGGCTTTCGGCAAGCTGCCTGCGCCCGTTCAGGCGATGGTCGGCATGTATGCGACGTTCGGCAAGGCCGGCATCAGCGCTTACAATTCGTTGAAGCGTGGCATGTTGCAGAACATCGAATCCACGTTGCAGTATCGGAAGACTTTGAGCCAGTTGGGCATCACCTCGCAGGAGACTGCGATCAGTATGAGCGAGCTGGTTCGGGCTATGGCTCGTTTGAAGTCCGGTCAGACTGCTGGCGTGCTGACCGGCGAGGTTTCGAATATCCGCCAGATGGGAGCCGCAGCCGACGAGACCACTGCGAAGCTGAATCGCATGAATCGTGCGCAGGCCGGCGGTTCCACCGTCACTGGCGTCGCCACTGGCGCTGGTTCCACCGGCTTGGTTCGTAGTGTCGGTGAGGCGGCTGAGGGAGCCACCCGCAAGACTGGTTTGCTGAAGACCGCCTTGAGTGGCGTGGTCGATTTCCTTGGCGGGCCTGTCGGCATCGCCATCGGCGGCGCGACCACGGCGTTGAGTCTGGCCGGCAGTGCGATCAGCTCGTACAATGATGCCGCCGCGCACACGCAGACGGTGAACCGGACCGTCGCCGACTCGTTCAAGAACGTTCAAAGCGGTGCGGCGGACGCTTCCACGGCTGTTTCCAAAGCCAAGAAGACCGTTTCGAAGAATTGGACCGATAAGGATTACGGTTGGAAGCTTCCTAGTGGCAATGCCATCGAGAAGGGTCTTAGCGGCATCACGAAGTGGGTCAGCCCGTTCAAGGATTCGTCCAAGGCGGCTGACGCTCTTGGCATCAGCGTCAAACAATTGAATTCCGCCGCGACCGGAACGAACGACGCCTATGACGAGATGCATAAGAAGCTTGAGGCCATCAAGAACGACCAGCAGTGGGTCATGGGCGCGAACGGCCAGATGGTGAACGCCAACGAACAGCAGGCCGAAGCCGCCGAACGTCTGCTCGGCGTGCTCGAAGACTCCCACACCGAATGGGTAAAAGGCATGAAAGTGGCGTCCGATTGGATTGGCAGCGCCGATAGCGTCGCCAACGTTTCGGCATTGGCCTCCAACAAGCTCAACCTGCTGTCCGAATCCCTCGCAGCCAACAACTACGAACTGGAAGGCAACAGCAAAAACGCCCAGACCAACCGCAAGATGATGGCCGATTACGCGAACAGCGCTTTACTGGCCGCGAAGAACATCATCTACGCGGGCAACGGCACCGCCGAAGCGAACCAGAAAGCCAAAAACGCCGTCTATTCCGCCCGTCAGGAAATCATTCAGATGGCCGAACAATGCGGCATGTCAGCCGAAGCCGCCGCCGCGCTCGCCGACCAGATGGGTCTTATTCCCGATAACGTGTCCACGAAGTTCGATCTGACGAATATGGATTCGGTGAAGGCTCAGGTTCAGGATTATATCGACCAGCTTGAGTTGACCAAGGGTCAGAAGGAAATCATTCTTGATCTCGTCCAGCAGGGTGATATAACGAGTTTCGACCAGTTGGCCGGTGCCGTGAAGGCGCTCATGGGCGGTGCGAGCAAGAAGGATCTGGTTATTCTTCTTGACGCCCAGGATAACGCTTCGGATAAGATCAAGAACGCTACGGCTTTGGCTAAGGGGTTCGGTCTGACGAAGGCTGAGATCAATATTCTCGCCAAGGATGAGGCTGGTCCGAAGTTGGATGCCGTCAAGCAGAAGCTTCGTGACAGTGGGTTGACCGACGCTCAGATTCAGATTCTGATTGACGCTTTGGATAAGGCGAGCGGCAAGATGCAGGATATTGAGAAGCGGAAGGTTCCTGCCGCGAAGGGCGTTAGGTTCGATATTGATGCGAACGATGATGACGCCAATGTGAAATTGGCTAAATATCAGGGGCTTAATGGTTCCACGCTTGCGACCGCGCACACGTTTGTGATTGGCGATGATTCGAGCGCCCGGAACGCTTTCGACAATACGAGAGCGTATGACGGCGTGACTTTGGCTCAGCCGTGGGGCCGCGTGTTGGGCGAACATTCGCTGGCAAGCCTAGCGTTCGCCGCCATTCAAGCGTTCAACGGTGTCACCATATCACGTCCGTGGGGTCGTGTGTTGGGCGATAACGAAAGCGCACGCAATGCGTTCAGGGATACGAGGGCGTATGACGGTGTCACCATATCACGTCCGTGGGGTCGTGTGTTGGGCGATGCTTCCGATGCCCAAAGTGTGTTCCGCAGTATCAGCGCGCTGGATGGCACCGTTCTTGCCACCCGTTACGTGGATGTCGTCACTCGTAAGAGCGGTGATGGTTCCGCGCGTGCGGCTACCGGTGGCCGTATCAGCGGTCCGGGTACTGGCACGTCTGATTCGATTCCGATGTGGTTGTCGAACGGTGAGCATGTTATCAGGGCTGCGTCCGCGAGCAAGCTTGATCGTACTGTCGGCCCGAATTTCCTGAACGTGTTGAACGCTACCGGCGATCTGGACAGGGCGGTGTCGCAGGCCCGCACGTCGTATGCGCGTAGTGCGGTTGATATGAGTCGTAGCGCGTATGCGGCTGGCGGGCGTGTGGAGAAGATGATGTCAGGCTTGTATGAGGTGAATGTTCAGGTTCCTGATTCGAGTCGTGAACTTGTCTCCGCCGTGAACGAGCTGCGTCGTGAGGTTGCGGGCTTCCGTGACGGTATCGGCGGTGAGATCAGCCGTAACAGCAGTCCTTGGCCGAGCAAGCGTGATTTCGTCCGTGATGTATTGGAGGCCAGCCGTGGCAGGTGAGCTTGCGTATGTGAGTGGTCTGACCGGTAAACGGTTCGACGTGTCGGATTATGAGACCGTTGATTTCGAGGGCGCGTTGGAGTTGCGTGGCCGTGAATGGGATTACACGATGCGTAACGGCGGGTTGACTGGCGTTTCGAGGAAACGTCGGGAGGTTTCCGTTGACGTGCATTATGGTGATGTGGCTGCGTTCGACTCGTTCATGCGGGCTGTTGACGCTGATCTGGCCGTAGGCAAGCCGGGACGGTTGGAGGCGGTGAATGGTGCGGGGGAGGTTTGGACTCAATCGTGTTATGCGGTGAAGTCCGAGGCTTCCTCGCATCCTGGTTCTTCCGACCCGGTGTGTGCGCTTTCGTTCGTCTTGTTGGATGGCGTGTGGCGTCATGATGCCGGTACTGTGTCGTATCAGCCTGTTTCCGGGTCTGCGTTGTCTGGCTTGGATTTGCCGACTGACATGGGTTATGATCTGGCTGTTTCGCGTCCGTCATGCATGGTGTCTAATCGTATGCGTGTTCCGATGCCGTTTCGTCTGGTCATATATGGGGCTGTTTCGAATCCGTCGTTGACGATTGGCGGGAACGTGTACCGGTTGAATGGTGATGTTCCCGCTGGCGCTTACGTGGCGGTTGATTCGTTGAAGAAGTCGATCATGCTGCATGGTGCGGATGGTTCTCTGCGGAATGTGTTTTCGTGGGGTGTGCGCGGTTCCGGTTTGAATCGTGGACAGTATGTTTTCCAACCTATTCCGGCTGGTTCGAGCGTGGTCGAGTTGGGTTCCGGTTTCGGTTTTGATCTTACGGTCGTCGAAGAGAATGGGGACCCGACTTGGTTGATTTGATTTGCGCTGACGAGAATGGCGTGCCGTTCCATGCGGTTTCGGATTGCTTGTTTGACTGCGCGTGGGGGTCGGGTGAGAATGATTTCGAACTGACGTTGTATGACGGTACCGTGTTGCCCGACCGTGGTCTTGTCTATGTTGACGGGACCGAGGTTGGCGGCATCGTCGATCATATGAAGGATGAACTGTCGGATGGCGTGAGCGTGGTCACGTATTCCGGTCGGAGTTGGCATGGCATGTTGGCCGGTAAGGTGTTGCAGCCTGATTCGGGGCAGGATTATCTGAAGGTGTCCGGCCCCGTGAATCAGGTGTTGTCGAACCTGTTGGCCCGTATTGGCTTGTCTGACGTGTTCAAGGTTCGCGCGGATTCCACGAAGACGATTCCAACGTTCCAGTTCGACAGGTATTGCACCGCGTATGATGGCATCCGCAGGATGCTGGCGGCGAATGATCTGAAACTCATGTTTCAGGAGGTTGACGGCACGGTATGGATGTATGCCCAGCCGATTGTCGCCCATGATGATACGGTCGATTCCGATCTGGTTGATTTTTCCATCACGAAGGATTACCGTCGCACCAACCATATGATCGGCTTGGGCAAGGGTGATTTGAGGAATCGTCTTGTCGTCCACTATTATGCGGATGGTTCCGGCAAGGTGTCCAGTACGCGCACGTTCGGTGGTCGTGATGAAATCGCCGCAGTCTATGATTATTCGTCCGCCGAGAAGGACGAGTTGGACAAGCAGACGAAGAAGCAGTTGCAGGATTTGCAGGGCGCTGGCGCTGTCGATGTGACCGTGCATGACGGCTTGTCGCTTGATGTTGGCGATAGGGTCGCGGGCTGCGATCATGTGACTGGTCTGACGGTTACTGCCGTCGTGTTGAAGAAGATCGTGAAACTGTCTGGCGGCTTGCTGTCCGTATCGTATGAGGTTGGCGACGCGGCTTCCTCGAAGACGGAATATTCGAATTACACGAGTTCCTCTTCCTCTTCGTCTTCGGGTTCGACTGGCGGTGGCGTGTCTTTGACGGCTGGCCGTGGCCTATCAATTTCAGGCAGCACGATCAACGCGGAGGTCGCTTCCGAGGATTTGGATGCCGTCAGGCAGGTCGCCGAGTCGGCGAACAAGACGGCTTCCGGTTTCGCGGCGCAGATCGGCAAGGCGAATCAGACCGCCGAGGATGCGAAGAACGTCGCCGATGCGGCCAAGAGTGTGGCCGACAGTGCCAAGTCGGGCATGATGACCGATTCCGAACGGTCGAAGCTCGCTTCGGTCGAACGGGGCGCGAACGCCTACACGCTACCGAAGGCGTCCACGGACGTGCTTGGTGGCGTTAGGGTGGACGGTTCATCGATCGTGAGCGTGGACGGTGTCATCAGCGCGCATGTCGGCGACGGCGCTTCCGGGCGGATCGGGTTTCCGATCGGATACGTGGTCCAGAACACGACGGGCATCGACCCTTCCGTGGATTTCGGCGGCACGTGGAGGCAGTTGCCTTCGCTTGGTTGTTTCACTTTTGAAAGGATTGGATAGTGAAGTCTGACGGTTACTCGAAATACGTGTGCGACAAGTGCGGCAAGACCGCCTATGTCGCCGCTGGCGATACGGAGGCGCGTGAATGGTTCACCGTGCGCCGCTATTCGGCTGGCAAGGCGACCCGCATCGCGGATGATGTGACGCCCGACATTTACGAATTGTGCTCCAAATGCAATACGTCTTTCATGGCGTTCATGCAGAAGGATGACGCTTCGTTTGAAGCATGGTTGAAGGAGGTTGAACAGTGACCATCGAACTGGTTGACGGCAAGGCCGGAGTTGCACACATCTCAAGCGAAGATAAGGCGATCATCCATCAGGCCAAGTTCTCGAAGTCCGACGTGGTGTACGACTGGGGCGATTCGTTCAAGTGCTCTATGAGTTCGTCCAACAGGGCGACGGTCGGCACCGGCTGCGCGTCGATTCAAGGCTTGGACTGGCATATCACGTCGGCGGAATCGGTGACGATCTCCAACGGGTCGCAGGGAATGAAACGCAATGACATCATCTGCGCGCATTACAATCGTAACCCCAAGACCGGTAATGAGCTGGTGGAATTGGTCGTGTTGAAGGGTTCGCCGAATGCGACTGCCGCCGCCGACCCGACCATTCCGTCAGGGAAGATATTGTCCGGCGCGGTTGACGCATACATGCCGCTCTGGCGCGTTCCGTTGAATGGCATCACGGTCGGCACGCCGGTGCGCCTGTTCACGCCGAGGGGGGCTTTGTGGGATTCCGTAACCCTTGAACGGCAGATCTGGCATGGGCCTTACGGCATGACGGTACATCTCGCCAAAGTCGGCATGATGGCTTTCGCTTTTGGCAACACGTCCTTCACATCCAACATCAATTCCAACGGCCAGATCGTGAATG